TAGAGATACCGTCTAGATGCCAACGGAAGAGGTTCCGCCGACTACGCGACTGAACGAGTCGAGCGAAATCACTATCCCGGTCAGAAACTTATTGGCATTGGTGGTTGCGACGGGCGTTGCGGTTACGGGTTATTTCAGGGTTACCGAACGCTTGAGTTTTATTGAGCGCAGTGTTGAGTTGATGAACGTGCAGGTGGAATCGAATTCGGAATTTCGTATTTTATGGCCGCGAGGCGAGTTAGGTGCTCTGCCGGATGACGCGGAACAGAATCTACGATTGACGTACCTTGAAGATATGATCGACGAGATCGAAGAGCAGATCATTTTCCTGAATCAAGATCGAACTAGGCTGGAGTGATTAGATGGCGATAGACAAACCCCTTGGCGGGTTACTTGATCAAGATGATTTCGAGATGGGGCCGGAAGGGCTTGTCGTTGTCGAGGAAGAAGAAATTCCCGGCGATTCGCTCATCACCGAACTGGAAGATGGCGGTGTTGAAATCGACTTCGATCCCATGGCGGATCTCATGGGTGTCGGGGGCGATGAGTTCGATTCCAATCTCGCCGAACATATCGAAGACAATGATCTTCGTACATTGGCAATCGATTGCATATCGAAGTTTGATTCCGATAAGAGCAGCCGTTCGGATTGGGAGACGACGTACAAGGAAGGTCTTGATCAGTTAGGCTTGGAAATCGAGGATCGTACCACCCCATGGGCTGGAGCTTGTGGCGTGTTCCACCCGATGTTATCGGAAGCTGTCGTCAGATTCCAGGCACAGACGATCCAAGAAATCATGCCAGCCAAGGGTCCGGTCAAGACACATATTTGGGGTGTTGTCACCGATGATAACGAGAAGCAGGCGCGGCGTGTTCAGGAATACATGAATTACCAGCTTATCGAAGTGATGACCGAATACAGGTCCGAAACCGAAAAACTTCTGTTCAGCCTGCCACTCGCGGGTTCGGCGTTCCGTAAAATCTACTTCGATCCGTCGTTGGGCAGACCAACTTCGATGTTTGTTCCGGCAGAGGACTTCGTCGTGTCGTACAACGAATCCGAACTAGAACAAGCAGAGCGTTATACCCATGTCATGAGCCGAAGCACGAATCAGGTGAGAAAGCTTCAGGTGAGTGGGTTCTATCGTGATGTTGAATTGACCACGTCACATGTTGAAGAAAATCCAATTACAAGTAAATACAACGAGATCGGTGGCGTTAGCCCTTCGTGGGACGATAGTGAACGGCATCAATTGCTTGAAATGCATTGTGATATGGATATACCGGGATTCGAGGATCCCGATGGTGTCGCATTGCCATACGTCATCACCATAGACAAGGGTAGCTCCACGATTCTATCGATTTACAGGAATTGGTCCGAAGACGATCCACATAAAATAAAGAAACAACATTTCGTTCATTATGGGTATGTTCCGGGCATTGGATTCTATAATCTTGGGTTGATCCACATGATCGGCGGATTAGCCAAGTCGGCTACGAGCTTGCTGCGTCAACTCGTCGATGCGGGCACCTTATCCAATTTACCTGGAGGGCTGAAGACCCGTGGACTCAGAATCAAGGGTGACGACACGCCCATCATGCCCGGAGAATTCAGGGATGTCGATGTTCCGGGTGGCGTTATCAGGGATAACATCACTTTCCTTCCCTATAAGGAACCTTCTTCGGTCCTTTACCAGTTGCTGGGTAACATCGTGGAGGAAGGCAGGCGCTTCGCGTCGATGGCCGATCTCAAGGTAGCGGACATGAATCAGGAGGCACCTGTCGGTACGACACTTGCCATCCTTGAAAGAGCGATGAAGGTGCAGTCTGCTATCCAGGCTCGTATTCATGCGAGCCTTAAACAAGAATATAAAATTCTCGTCGGGGTCATCCGTGACTATACATCACCGGATTATCCTTATGAAACCGAAGAGGGAGAAGGGATCAAGGCTCAAGATTTCGATGATCGTATCGATGTTGTTCCCGTTTCGGATCCCAATGCGTCTACCATGGCCCAACGAATCATGCAGTATCAAGCGGCCATGCAATTGGCACAACAATCGCCCGGTCTATACGATATGCCGCTTCTCCATCGCGAGATGATGGATTTGATCGGTATTCCAAATGCGGATAAGATCGTTCCCAAGCCGGACGAGGTTCGTCCCACGGATCCGGTCAGCGAGAATGAAGACGTTCTTACGCTGAAGCCCGTGAAGGCGTTCGAGTACCAAGACCACGAAGCGCACATGAGAGTGCATATGGTACTCAAGAACGATCCGCAGATCAGGGAGCAAATGAAGAACAACCAAATGGGTAGTGCCATTAATTCTGCTCTGGATGCCCATATCCGCGAACACCTGGCATTCATCTTCCGTGATCAGATCGAAGAAGAGCTTGGTGTTCCGCTGCCTCCAACGAACCAGCCGTTGCCCGAAGATATCGAAAAGCGGCTTAGTACCTTGGTTGCCGATGCAGCCGATCAGATGCTGGGCAAGAAGAAAGCGAAGGCCAAGGCGGAGCAAGACGCGAAGATGCAAAAAGATCCTATCGTGCAGCAGCGCGAGAAGGAACTACAGATCAGACAACAGGATGTTCAGCGTCGAGCGCAGGCGGATCAGGCCAAGTCACAATTGGAGCAGCAGAAACTCGCGGTCACGGAGCAAGTAGATCGGGAGAAACAACAGATCGAACGCGAGAAGATCGCTTCCAGGGAACGCTCCGATGCCGCCGCGTTGGAACAAGAGCGCCAGGAAATGTTACTTAAATCTCAGTTGGATCAAGAAAAGTTCGACGCGGAACAAGAGGTTGAAGGCGTTAAGGTTGGATTGGAACAAGAAAAGTTTAAGGCCGAACAGAAGTCTGAGGACGTGAAACTTAGGTTGGAACAGGAAAGGTTCGATGCCGAACAGGAGGCCGAAGGCGTGAAACTTGGCTTGAAGATATTGGAGAAAAACAAGGATGAGTGATGACGTTCTCTCGTTACTCAAAAAGAAATTGAGGGACCAGATGAATGAAATAGCAGATTTGGTTTCCCTTGGTTCGGCAAAAAATATGGAAGATTACCGCAAGATGTGCGGGATAATCGAAGGGTTGGCGTGGGCAGAGCGTGAAATTATAGATATAGAGGATAGACTCAAGGAATTTTAGTGCGTAGGACGCAACGCTCGTTCGGAGCGCAATAATTCAACGAGGAGCCATCATGGCTACGCTCGCAAAAGAAGTTTTGGACGAGATGGTATCGCCCAACGAGGATCTCGAAGAAGAAAAACCAAATTTTGCATCGCAGTTGCCGGAGCCAAAAGGCTATAAACTTCTAATTGCGCTCCCCGAAGTAGAGGAAGCCACCGAAGGTGGCATCATCAAATCGTCCGAATCCCAACATGAAGAGTCTATTGCCACCGTCGTGGGATGGGTGATGTCCATGGGACCGGATGCTTACGTCAATTATGCCAGATTTCCCAATGGACCCTACTGTCAGGTAGGTGATTGGGTGGTTTTTCGGGCATTCAGTGGTACTAGGTTGAAAATACATGGTAGGGAGTTCCGTTTAATCAACGATGACACCGTAGAGGCGGTCGTAGAAGACCCCAGAGGCGTGGAGAGAGCCTAAAATGAGTGACGAAACCGGAAGAATGAGCGAAGAAGATAAGTTTTTGGGCGTCAGAACCACGATTGAGCCTCCTGCGGGCGCGGATACGAGTGCCGATGACGGTGAAGTTAAGATTGAAGTCGTGGATGACCGCCCGGAAGAGGACCAAAGGGCTTCCGGGGCCGAAACACCGGAAGATGACGGCACGGCAACTGATCAGGAACTGTCACAATTGGGAAATCGTGCCCAAAAACGTATAAAAAAGCTGAAATGGGAGTACCACGAAGAGCGTAGGGCCAAGGAAGCGTCGGATCGCCTCGCAAACGAGGCCGTCAACTACACACAGAACCTTCAAATTGAAAATCAGCGTCTTTTGAAGCTCGTTCAGGACTCTCAAGGTGCCTTGACGGAGCAAAGTAAGTCTAGAGCGGTCGCTTCACTCGCGATTGCCCAGGAAAACTTCAAAAAAGCGCATGAATCGGGCGATAGCGAACAAATCACCATCGCACAGCAGCAGTTGACCAACGCGCAGCTTGCTCAAGCCTATGCTCCTGCCGTTTCGCAAAAAATCATCGATAATTGGAAGCAGCAGGTGATGGCGGAGGACCAACAGCTTGCGAGCCAGCAACAACAGTACATTCCAGAGCCGATTCAGCCGGATGGGAAGGCGGTGGAGTGGCAAGGTCGTAATCCTTGGTTTGGTACTGATAAGGAAATGACCAGTTTTGCTTATGGCGTACACGAAAGGTTAGTTGGAGACGAAGGTATTGACCCGGAGTCCGAAGAATACTATCAATTGATTGATTCTCGTATGAAAGAAGTTTTTCCTACGCAATTCGGTAGTAGCGGCCAGCGCACCAGTTCTACGATGGTTGTTGACACCGCACCGCCTCAAAAAAAGTCCGTGGTAGCGTCTGCTTCTAGAAATAGCGGAGCCAGGCCACGCACCGTCAGGTTGACGGAGACCCAAGTTAGACTCGCGAAACGCTTGGGGCTTACCCCTCAGCAATATGCGGCCCAGGTAATGAAGGAGATGGTCTAATGGCTGAAGAACGCGCCCCACGGGAACCAAGAGAACTTGAGAGTCGTGAAAATGAAATTCGGGCACAATCTTGGGAGCCCGCTTCCATACTTCCAGACCCGGATCCGCAAGATGGATGGGTGTTTAGATGGATACGAACCTCTATGGTAGGCAGTCCAGACAACACGAACGTGTCAAAGCGTTTTCGTGAAGGATGGGAGCCGGTTCGTGCCGAAGATCACCCGGAATTGCAAATTATGAGCGATCATAAATCGGAATGGGGCGCGAAGGGTGGCATTGAGGTTGGTGGGTTACTGCTCTGCAAGGCACCGGACGAATTGGTGGCCCAAAGGCGAGCTTATTATAAGAATCACGCCGAATCGCAGATGCAAGCAGTTGATAACAACTACATGCGTGAGAACGATCCACGAATGCCTGTTCTTGCGCCTGACCGTAAAACTCGTGTAGCATTCGGTGGCGGCGGTCGCTGATGCCACGATACGACTAGATAGAGGTACTTATGGCTACTACGGCGGCCCCATACGGGGCTAGACCCATTGGCACTCTTAGTGCTTCGGGTTCATTCACCAGTAAGACGAGACATTTGCCGATTATCACTACTTACGGCACTCAGATCTCTAATGGTGATTTCGTTAAGGTCGCGGCGGATGGTACTATTCAGAAGGATACTGGTACTACCGCCCTGACCGCAGTTGGAATCTTCTTGGGTTGCTCTTATACGGACCCGACTACCAGCCAGAAGACGTTTTCAAATTTTTGGCCCGCATCGAATGCGGCCACTGATGCGATGGCGTATGTGCTGGACGATCCTTTTGTCGTGTTTCAGATGCAGTCCGACGAGGCGCTCAACACCACGGATCGTGGACTTAATGCATCCATTGTCGTGACAGCCGGTAGTACGACTATCGGTAAGTCCAAGAGCGCACTTGATGGCAGCACTCCGGCAACAACGAATACGCTGCCCCTTCGTATCATCGATTTCGTCGATGGGCCTAACAGCCTACCTCCGAAAGGAACGACGGCGAGTGATACTTATCCAGATGTTATCGTGAAGTTCAACGCTGCGTCTAGCGGGTCAGCTTCTAATCATTCCTATTTGAACGCTACTGGCGTATAGGAGAACTGACCAATGGCTATTAGTCGCGCACAACTTCTCAAGGAACTACTTCCGGGCTTGAATGCGCTTTTCGGGATGGAATATGCTCGCTATGACGATGAGCATGGTGAAATCTACGAGACGGAAAGTTCGGATAGGTCATTTGAAGAAGAAGTGAAGCTTTCGGGCTTCGACGCTGCCCCGGTGAAGGATGAGGGGTCTGCGATTTCTTACGACGCTGCACAGGAGAGCTTTACGGCTCGTTACAATCACGAGACAATCGCCATGGGCTTTGCCATTACGGAAGAGGCCATGGAGGATAATCTCTACGATTCGCTGTCGGCTCGTTATACCAAGGCTTTGGCTCGTGCCATGGCCCACACCAAGCAGGTTAAGGCCGTTGTTCCATTGAACAATGGGTTTACCAACGCTTATCAGAGCGGCGACGGTGTGAACCTTTTCACGGCGTCCGGTGATGGTGTAACCGGTGGTGACGGTCACCCGCTTGTTTCAGGTGGCAAGAATTCCAATCGTCCAGCGACTGCCGTCGACCTCAACGAGACTTCTCTTGAGGCTGCTGTAATTCAGATTGGCAAATGGACCGATGAGCGTGGTCTGATGATCGCTGCTCGTCCCCAGACGCTCGTCATCCCGCCGGATCTACAGTTTGTGGCGACACGGGTGATGAAATCTGAGCTTCGTCCCGGTACTGCGGACAATGACATCAATGCCGTAAGAAGCATGGGTGTTGTTCCCGGCGGAACGGTAGTGAATCACTATCTGACGGACACGGATGCGTGGTTCCTGCTTACCGACGTTCCGAACGGCATGAAGCACTTCAATCGCGTAGCACTGGAAACGAGCATGGACGGTGATTTCGATACCGGAAATGTTCGCTACAAGGCTCGCGAGCGGTACAGCTTCGGTGTATCCGATCCACTAGGGATCTGGGGTTCGCCCGGAGCGTAGGATAGTTAGGGGGGGTGGGAGTGGTAGACAATGATGGTCGTCGTTTCCAGGTGGCTTCCGGCGATTTATCTCCTGTCTCGCGTCAACACTCCCGTCCCCCTTTTTTGTTCTGGGATACATAGTCCCGGCGACTGGCCCAGCAGACGTTACGAAGACTTCGGGACGAATCCTTTCGTAAAAAGGTAGAGTTATGGCTAACACGACTTTCTCGGGACCAGTCAGGTCCGAAGATGGATTCGATGTAGTATCGAAAAACTCGACAACTGGTGCGATCACGACGGAATTCAGCTTAGACGGATCGGGATTGCAGGTTACTCCCATTACGTTTGGGGATGAAGACACTACTCTGACTGCTACTGCCAATGCTGGCAGGGTCAATGTTGTTCCGGCGATTACCGGAAACCGGACGATCACTCTTCCGTCGCCTACGGCGGGAGTATGGTTCAAGTTTGTTTATGGTGGCGCGGCGGAAGAGGCTGAGAATGTCATCTTCGATACGGGC